GGTTAAGCAAAAACCCTGACATCGACATTCTGCCGGTACTGGACGAGACAGACCCAAACCCTACGGACGCGGCACCTACCGCCGCCAACTAGCAGAAATACTGGTCGCGGTCGGTTGGTGGCCCAGCGACATTGTGTTTGACTCAAGAGACTTGGCAACGGTCATTAAAGTGCTTAACGAGGCAAACAAAAAACGGAGATGACGTGAACGGAGTGTCAACAAAGATTGAGGTTGTGGGGCTTAAGGATGCCTTAAAAACGCTAAACAAGATTGACAAATCTTTGCGACGCGAAATTACCAAAGATTACAAGCGGATTGTAAAACCTGTCATTGAAGACGCCAACAAGCTTGTGCCGTCTAGCGTCCCTCTTTCTGGCATGGCTCGCAATTGGCAAACTCGATCAGGGTTCCAGATGCTTCCGTGGATACCTGGTATGAAACAAAAGATCGCTGCCAAAATCAATACTCGAGCGATTAAGGAATATCAAGGAAACAAGACAAACGTTGGCACGTTCAGCATCCAATGGAAGGGTGCTACTGGCACCATGTTTGACACGTCCATGGCTGGTTCGCTTGGCCGTGCCCTAACTGCACGCTATGGGCGTAGTTCGCGAGTAATGTGGAAAGCGTACGAGCAACGCCAAAATGATGTCATGTCCGAGATGGAGCAGTTGGTTAAGCGCGTCATGGAAGAAGCGAACAGAGAGACCGCGTAATGGCAATTAATATCCCGATAATTTCAGAATTTGACGGGACTGGGGTCAAGCGCGCAGTCAAGCAATTCCAGCAACTTGAGACTGTTGGCGAAAAGGCACAGTTTGCGATTAAGAAGGCAGCGATTCCTGCAGCTGCGGCGCTTGGCGGTTTGGCGGTTGCCCTTGGTGACGCAACTAAGGCGGCAATGGAAGACCAGCAGGAGCAGGCGGCTTTAGCGCTTACTTTGCAAAATGTCACGGGTGCTGGCGCTAAACAGACCGCCCAAATTGAAAATCAAATTAGCGCAATGAGTCGAGCATCCGGCATTGCTGACACCGAATACCGCAAGTCACTTGAAGCATTAGTGCGCGGAACTAAAGACGTTGACATGGCAATGCGTGACATGAATCTTGTCATGGACATAAGCACCGCGCTACAAATGGACAGCACAACGGTCGCTGACGCGCTTGCCAAGGCATACCAAGGAAACTTTAAGGCGCTTCGCACATTGTCACCAGAGATGGCAACCATGATTAAAGAGGGCGCAACCCTTGAGCAAGTCATGGACGTGCTTGGCGGAACTTTTGGTGGCGCGGTGGCAAAGAACGCTGAAACTGCTGCAGGCAAAATGGCAATCTTTAAAAACTCAATTGCGGAAACCAAAGAAGGAATTGGTGCAGCGTTTCTACCTGTGCTTGAAAGGGTGCTTCCGTTTATGCAAAGGTTTGCTGATTGGGCGCAAAACAACCCTCAAGCATTTACTCGAATTGCGTTAACTATTGGGGCGATAGCAGCTGCCGTTGTCGCGCTAAACATTGCTTTGGCAACGAACCCATTTATTTTGGCAACGGGAGCGGTGATCGGCTTGGCAATTGCTTTTAACAAGCTTGTTGATGCCATGAGCGCTATCAACAGTATTGGTGGTCTTGCTGCCAGAATTCTTGGTGGTCTTGCAATGCCAGTTATAGGCAACGTGGCCAGCATCATTGGTGGATTGCCTGATCTTGCCCAATTGGTCCCAGGAGCAACAGAACCGCCACGACCAGCTGCAGGGCGTTTAGGCATCCCACGTTTCGGGAATGGCGGCATTGTCACGTCGGCAACTTTGGCTCTTGTGGGCGAAAAGGGACCGGAGGCAATTGTGCCTCTCGGCAAAGGTGGGGGAATGGGTAACAACGTAACCATCAACATTTCAGGCGGCCTCGGAACATCATCAGATATTGCACAAGCCGTTTATGAAAACCTACGTTTTTACAATCAAAACGTAGGGCCTATTCGAATCAGAACGGCCTAAACATGCCAGCCACAATTCCTAACTGTGGAACATATTTGATTGAGGCTTACGCCGTTGGTACTGCCACAGCAAACACTTTCAGATTGAACACATCAACCTTAAACGGAACGGCAGTACTTGGCGGCGAATTTTGGTACGACATAAGCCAATACATAGAAGCCGTTAGCATTTTCCGTGGAAGACAAAACGTATTCCGCGAAACATCAGTAGCCCCTGGACGGGCATCATTTAAAATTAACGACGACAACTTTTACTTTTCAGTAGTCAATACTGCTAGCCCATATTGGAACGCAACAGATAACCGTCTGGCAATCGGGGTTTCTACACCCGTCAGAATTTCAAGAGACAACGAATATTTATTTGTAGGTCAGATCACCACGTATGATCAAAACATTGTGCAACCAAACCATGCAACAGTAAACGTCACTTGTTCAGATGAATTGCAAATAATGAACAACGTTAAACTTGCCGCGCAAACAACTACTCAACAAACATCAGGCGAAAGAATTAACGCAGTTTTGAACTCTGCAGCCATTTCAATTCCTAGAGACATCGCCGTTGGAGTCGCCAATATTGGTGCAGTCTCAATTGAAGATGGAGTCGGACTTCGCGACTATTTGCTAAGAATTCAAAACTGCGAATTTGGGCGAATGTTTATTGGGCGAGGCGGAACGTTTACCGCCCAGTCTCGAGTACTCCCGCAATTGAGAAGCGTCGTGGCAACCTTGTCTGACACCGGCACAGGTATCCCATATCAAACTTTTGACATAGAGAACAGTTGAACCATGGCCGCGCCTGACTACACAATCGGAATTGCTGAACGCATTGCATCTTTGCCTGATTCCTTTGCAACTAATAATTCGGTCAATCGCAACTATTTCCAAGAGACCACTCAATCGGTGGTCAACACCGTAAACGTAGCAATTACCCCAGCCGTACCAACATCTGGGAATCCAACCCCACAAACCACTTATGCCACGGCAATAGACGCAACATCCATTGACACTTTTGGAGTATCGGAAACGCCAATTGTTATAACTTTGCTAGCAACAATTGCCGACGCTGGGGCTTTAGCCTCATACCTTTTACGCCCAACCCCTGCCTATTGGTTTAGCAACCTGAAAGTCCAACTTAACAGCCTTGTAGGAACCGACAAAAGAACAATTGCTTTGCTTGAAATTGGTCAACAAATTGCGGTTACCAAAACATTTCCAGCCGGGGTAGTCCCATCTCAAGTCACCGAATACCTGTTTGTTGAAGGTGTTGAACACCAAATAACGCCAGATCAACACACCGTCACGATCTACACAGGCCCAGCGTCGCTTTATCTAAACTTCATTCTCAATACATCGGAACTCGACAATGACACATACGCCCTCGCATAAGCAACTAAAGTAGGAGACACTATGGCTACCCCATTCCCATTCGTATCTGGCGCGATATTGACCGCAGCACAAATGAACAGCATCGGTGAAGCGAGCGTTTCGTACACCCCAACGGTCACATCAGGAAGCGGAAGTTTCACGACCGTAAGTGCAACTGGCACCTATCAACGTGTCAACAAAATGGTTGTAGTGCGATTTGAAGTAACAATCACAACAAACGGCACAGCTGCAAGTTCTGTGATCGTTTCATTGCCGTTCTCCTGTACAGGGACTACTGGTAGCGGAGTTGGGTCAGGCCGAGAACGCGCTGTGCTAGGCAACATGTTTCAGGTATCACTTGCCAGCACAACAACCGTTTCGCTACTTAGCCCACTTAACGCTTACCCAGGCGGAACAGGATACGTTTTAGGTGGATTTGCAATACTGGAAGGTGCATAAATGTTTGATCTAATGGAAACAGACGACGAAAACATCCTTTGGGCTCGAATCCGTCATCAACGCAATTTGGAATTAACTGCATCCGATTGGACGCAACTAGAAGACAGCACAGCCGACAAAGCAGCATGGGCAACCTACCGTCAAGCCTTGCGCGACCTGCCAGCAAACAACACAGACCCAAAAAAAATTAAGTTCCCAACACGCCCTGCATGAAATGGCGTTACCTCATCGGATACGTCGCGCTTGTTGCGGTCGTCTTGTGGGGTTGCGCTGGTTGTAGTTATGACGGCTCATACCGTTACCCATGCCAAGACGCAGCAAACTGGAAAAAACCAGAATGCGAACCACCACTCTGCAACCCATCTGGCACCTGCACGAAAGATCTGATTTATGAGACCACGCCTTAAACCTGAAGAGCTGCACGCTCGACTAATCGTGATAGTCGGAATTATCCTTGCCAGCGTCTTTGCCG